ATTGCCATTAAGCTCATGCACACGAGCAATCGCAAGATAGGAATGAGCTTGCAGTAAATCATGTGAATTGTGTATATCATCTTCATCAACATCCCTAGGTACGATTAAATCTCTAACATATAAAGCCAGTTCATCAAGTGCTGATGATATTTGCTCTTCAAATCCGTTTGCCCGTCTAGGTGCTAGATCTGCAATATGTGGAAAAATTGAGCATAGCTTATTATGATCTAAGCCAGTATCAAAAGGACGAGGCACAACCTTTAAACTTCCCTTTTCAACTCTATTGATTGTTTGAGTACCTTCGCTTTGCACATACTCAACAGCATAAGCAACGGTCTGCTTAGATGCTGTGACATTGGATGATGAGCAAGTATAAAGCCAACTAGCAAATTGAATTGTTGAGTTGACTGTAAAGGCGATATCTCTAGGCAATGGATCAGCCAAGATCAACTGAGTACCTGTTATTCGAACGATCTTAATCGCAAAGAAAGTATCTGCATCAGTCAATAAAAAAGCATCAGATTGAAAAGGCTTTAAGGCGGTGGCTGATGCTGATAAAGTGATTGCTCTTCTATCTCTATCAAGATCAGTTGCTATTAAATCAGATCTTCCTTGCGACATGTTGCTTGTGATAATGCTACCATCAAGGAAAAAGGAAATGGAAGGAGTTCCACTGATTGGGGCAGGGGCTTGCCAAATAAAATTATAGTTTTTACCTTGTTGTGCTTTTCTCATATCATGATGTCCTTTATCTCGCTATCTGAAACCACCGTCAAATCATTGACTTTTAGAAATCCCTTGCTCACTGGAGCCCAAGAGTGACGGCAATTATAACCACCGCCCGCCGTTAAAGGTGGACCACTTGAAGGCTGTCCATTGTCTAGCTTGATGATTTGCTTTTTAGATAGCACTTTTCCAACAAGTTTGCGACAAAATGGTCTAGTAATCCCATCTTTAGGCCCAACATAAATGAAGTTCTCTAAGCCAGCTTCATCAGCATTTAGAGCATTGATAGATCTACCAAATTCAGCGATCTTTGTTCTTGCTTGAGTAGTACCAACACCAACCGACTTTTCAAAAGCAATTCTCATTTGATCAAGCACTGGCTTAGAACTTCCAACAATAACGGCGGTTGTTGCCATATTGCGAATTGCACTACTAAGAGAAGGCAAGATTTGAGCATCAAAGACTTGTGATGAAGTCTGTTGAGCAATAGCTTGAATGATATTGGGAGGTGCTGATCTAAACTCGGGATCAATGGCAATCGTTGCCTTATTGATCAACTCCACTATATCCACTTGAGACCGCTCAAAATATGTCAAAGCGTCTCCCATGCCACTTGAGATTAAAAAAGATTTAAGTTCATCAGGTGACATCGCAACAAGCATTTGCCCTTGACCCTGTTGCACCATTTCAGCAATTGCACGATATAATCGATTTGTTGCTTTTTTCATCTCTTCCTCAAAAGTCTTTGCTGAATTGACCTCTTTAACGAGGACATCTAAGCGCATTTTAAGCAAGAGTTTTAATTGTGGATTGCGTTCGTTAATCCATTGTTTTCTAATATCCTCTATTGCCTGTTGATCTGCATCGCTAGCTTCTGCTAGGTGCACCATATTATTGAAAGAATTAAGGCAATAAGGGCAATGATCCATAATAACATTAAGCTAAACAATCAGTTAAGAGGAAGCCATAATTTTGAGCAATGATCTTATCTTGATGTGTATGTTCCATCCAAACAGTTCTCTTTGTCATAGCAAGATCATCATAAGCACCTGATGAATAACCTTCATAGACAAAATTGAGAGCAGCAACGGGCATAACCTTAACACCATTCTTGTTTGCAATAGCATCAGAACCCTTCATGATACCCATGAAAACACTGTCATCAGTCCAAACTTGAGCTTCAGAAGATGTTAAGCCAGCGTTTGCGGTTTCTTTACGAGCTTGACCAACATGAACATTTGGGATACCTAAGACTTCTTTAAGAACAGAGATAACCATGTCATCTTTCATCAAGCGATTGCCTGCTGCTGTACCTGATGGAGTGCTACCAGCTGTAAAAAAGCCTCTAACTTCAGCATTGCGAGATAATGCACGAAGAGCACCATAACCAAGAACCAATGTATCGGGCAAAATACCATGAGAATTTGCACGAATAACATCAATCAAAGCATGAAGATCAGTTAAGGGTTCAGCGCCGGCTTGATTCCATTGTGTACCATTAGAACCACTTGCTAAGGCTGAAAGAGCAGATGTATAACTGCCCCAATTACCAGCCCCAAACAAGAGATTAGCTAAACGAGTTTCACGATTTAAGAGCATTGATCTTTGTACTTTTCTGAAAGATCGTTGTTCTTCATTGCCTGGATATTGTGAATATTTGATATCTTCAAGTGCAATTTCATCAGAAAGAGAATAAATCTTAGCTGAAAAGGTTGTGCTTGAACGGTCAAAGTTGCCAATGCGTTGACGGTCTGCACCTGGAGCGCGTTGAGCATCAACATCAGGAGAACCCATGAAATTGCGAGTTTCTTCGATCAAGAGAGTACCTGTTGGGCCAATTGCCTTGACATCAACATTTTCAATAACTTGATCAGCGATCAGTTGACCATCGCTAGGAATTGCTTCAATGGCAAGGTTGCGAAGGATTTCGTTGACTGGATGAATATTGCTATAGCTAGAATTTGCCATTTGATTAAACTCCTAAAGAGACAGAAACAAGGATTTCAACTTCTTCATTTGCACTTGCTGCAGTATTTGCAACATTTGGCAAGAAGCGACCTGCGATAATTTGAGTATTTGCACCAGCACCATCATAGGCATAAGCCTTGCCACCAGTACCAGGCATAACAAAGAAATTTGTGCCTGCTGTGATTGTACCACCAGCAACAACACGAGAAACACCAAAGACGCATACATTGATTGCATCACCACTTGCACCACCAATTTGAGCAACGCCCACAGGGATGTCAGTTGATGCGGTGCAAGGTGTTACTTTGGCATCACTATCAAGCTTAACCAAAGTCAAAGCGGTGATAGATGCAGATGCGATGAAGGTCTTATAAATAGCATGATTATTTAAGCTCATGATTATTATCCTTTGAAATGTTTGATATATGCATCAGGTTGTTCGTTTTTCATGACATTTAAGGCTTCTGAGAAAGTGATGCCTTTTGTCTTTTTGATTTCATTAACTTGATCGATAAAGCTAATTTCTTGAGCGGTGCTAGCATGTCCCTTTTCAGAAAGGTTGATAGCTTGATTTGCTTTGCGTTCGCTGAATGATTGCCAAATAGCAGGGAATTTGTCTTTGATGTCATAGGCTGATTCAACGGCTGAAATCTCGCTAGGTGCAATCTTGCCAGTGTTGAGCAAGCCATCAACAACAAGCTTTCTTTCAGCTTGATGTTTTTCAGCTTGCAAGGTCTTGACTTGTTCAGACAAAGCGGTGACTTGAGCGTTCAATTCGTTCATCAATTTGGCTTGTGCCTTTTCAGATAAAGCGGTGGCTTCAGACATTTTCTTTTCATCTTCCATCATCTTTTTCTTGTCAGCATATTCGCCTTCAAGTTCGATTTCAACCTTTTGACCGTCTGCCACGCTAGCATCTTCTTCAGGTGATGAAAGCTGATCGTTCTCAGATTTCAAGCCTTCAATTTGAGCTTCTAATTGCTTGACGAGTTGATCTTTTTCTAACACTAAGGTGGCTAGTTGATCAACTGTCATCGCCTTTAATTCTTCTGGATTCATGTTTGCGTTCTCCATGAGTAAAACACGACTAATTTTATTTTTTGATTGTGCTGGTCTAGCGGTCAAAGTAACTGCTTGAAGTTGAGCAAAGCCAATTGGCTTCGGATCTCCTTCTCTTGCATATATTTTGCCAACTATAAATTCCGGTGATGGATATAAAACGCCTTCGCTGGCCTTAACTAGATCTAGACCGGCTTGAGTGTATAACGGTTTCACAAATAATGCATCATCTTTAATGTACACATCTGCGATTTCACCATAAGCCATTGATTGAATTGGATCAGTAGCCCCAGTGTTTATAAAAGGAGAAGATTGATGATTCCAATCGATGATGACTGGATCGGTATCTTTTCGATCATTAAAAACTCTTACTATCTCCTGCAAGATATCAATTGAAACTTCTTGAATAGTCTCACCGTTGAATCTTGAGTTGACCTTACCCAAAGAAAGCACCTTAATGTCCGATCCTGGATATAAAGCAACTTCTCCCAGCCGGATTCTTTCTCTAAATGCCTTAATGTCATTATGATTGGAGGCCTGCATGGAAGTCTCTGACAATAATTTTTCTTTTTCATCTGCACGCTCCATTTGACTTAAAACTTTTTTAGACCAAGTGAAGCCAGCATCACCTCCCCAGCCATCCCAAGCTTGACGGCCTTTTCCGTACTCTTCCCATGTTGAGCCTTGCTTGTCGACTTCGTGTCTTGTGAAATAGGCAACCATTCGCTTAATGGTATCAGGTGATAAAGTAACGCCGTTAGATAAATCTCTTGCTCTAGCAATACCCACCGCAGTCATACCCCTCTTTGAAGGTGGCTGTTCAGCTCTCTTTTTCAATGCTCTAATTGCTGCATCTCTCACGCCTTGAGGTGGAGTGAAATCAATCCCATCGTACTTTTTAGGAGCATTGAGATAGGCGTTAAATCGTCTATTCATCAATCTTTGTTTAGCTAAAGAGATTTGCTTTTCATTCATCTGATTGCCCTCAGTCTTTCAGCCATCGCTAAAGCTGGATTTTGTGCAACGGCTCGATCTTGTGCTGTCCTTGTGGCTTCCATTGGCAACTGCCCCGCACCGATCTTTTGTCTGATAGCACGCTCAAGATCATCATCAGGAGTTAACAATTGGGCTTGCACCAAGCTAGGCAATGATGCGAGCGCTTCAGCTAGTGCATCGGTATCTAATCCACTATGCACCAAGCGGGGGAGCTTAGTCGCTTCAATGTTGCCATAATTCCAACGGATAAGACGGCCAATTGTTCCACCGCCCCGTCTATCTTGTCCACTAATTGCACTTGCTACCAAATCAAGAAAATTGATGCATGCTCTTCTAAAAACGGATAGATGCACTTCACCAACTGATCTTGATCCAGTATCAGAAATTCCCAAATTCATAAATTGAGCCA